AAGCGACCCGCCCGGCCGTGACCGGCTACGTCCGCTCACTGCGACCCCCGTCCTGCTCTCGCTGCGCTGTTCTCGCTGGCCGCGTGTACCGCTACTCCGAAGGCTTCCAGCGCCACCCGCGCTGCGATTGCCTGATGACACCCACAAACCAGACGATCGGCCCAACGCTGGTCACAGACCCGCAAGAGGCGCTCGACAAGGGCTGGGTCCGCGGACTCTCCAAGGCCGATACCGAGGCGCTGAATGCCGGCGCTGAACTCGGCGAAGTCGTGAACGTCCACCGCAAGGCCGCCGGCCTGACGGTCGGCTCGAGCGTGATGGTCCGCGCGGGGCGCCTGACTCCACAGGGGTGCCTGGAGTTCGCCAGCGGTCGCACGCAGGCGCTCGAACTGCTCCGGCGCTACGGCTACATCACCTGATCTTCCCGACGGCGCGAGGCCGACGGGTTACTCCGCGATGGAGGAACTGTCACATGTCCGATCCCACTCCCACCGCACCATCTGGCACCGCAGCCATCGAGGCCGCTGCCGCCGCCCTCAAGGACGGCGACAAGCCAACCACCGACGAGGCCACCACGCAGGGCGACCCTGCCGAGGCTGAACTCGGCGAGGGTGGCAAGAAGGCTCTCAAGGCTGAGCGTGACGCCCGAGCGGCTGCCGAGAAGGCGCTCGCGGAGGCAAGGGCGAAGCTGGACCAGATCGAGGCCGCCAACATGAGCGACCTCGAGCGCGCGCAGAAGGAAGCCGCAGACGCCAAGGACGCCGCCGCGAAGGCGACTGCCGAGGCGAACAGGCTCCGCCTCGCCACGCGGTACAAGCTCACCGAGGACGAGGCCGCAGACCTGCCGGACGACCCGGAGAAGGCCGAGCGGCTTGCTGCGCGCCTCGGCGAGCGGAAGTCGGAAGTGACAACCCCCCAGCCGGACCTGACGCAGAGCGCGCACACCGTGCCCGCGCTGAACAGCGACGGCCTCACCGAAGCACTCGCCCGCGCCGTCGGCGCGAGCTGACCTCACTCCGAAGGAGCGCATCATGGCGATCACCGCCGCAACCGTGACCGGAGACTTCTCCGGCTTCCTCAACGCCGACCAGTCCGGCCCGATCTTCGACCAGGCGATGCGTACCTCCGTGGTGCAGCAGCTCGCCCGCCAGGTGCCGCTGGGCATCAACGGCCAGGAGATCCCGATCACCTCGACCAAGCCCGTCGCCGGGTGGGTCGCGGAGGCCGGCCAGAAGCCTGCCACCAAGGGCACGATGGCCCTCAAGACCATGACTCCGAAGAAGCTCGCGGCGATCGCTGTGGTCTCCGCTGAGGTCGTGCGGGCCAACCCCGGCAACTACGTCAACCTGCTCCGGCCGCAGCTCGCCGAAGCGTTCGCGATCGCGTTCGACGCGGCCGCGCTGCACGGCACCGCCACGCCGTTCACGACGTACGTCGACCAGACCACGCAGACTGACATCGAGATCGGCACCGCTGCCGCCTCGGCCGGTTCGGTCTACGCCGACATCAACGCTGGCCTCAAGGCGCTGGTCGACGACGGCAAGCGCCTGACCGGCTTCGCGTTCGACGTCACCGCCGAGCCGCTGTTCAACGCGGCGGTCGACACCACGGGCCGCCCGCTGTTCGTCGACAGCCCCACCGTCGAGACCGCTGCCACCGTGCAGGCCGGCCGCGTGCTCGGTCGCCCCGCCTTCATCGGCGAGGGCGTCGCGTCGGGCACCATCGTCGGCTACGGCGGCGACTGGACGCAGGCCGCGTGGGGCGTCGTGGGGGGCATCTCCTACGACGTCTCGACCGAGGCGACCGTCACGATCAACGGCGCCCTCACGTCGCTCTGGGAGCACAACCTGCTCGCGGTGCGGGCCGAGGCCGAGTACGGCTGGCTCGTCAATGATGTAGACGCTTTCGTGACCTACATCAACGCAGCCTAACGCGGCGTTATCCTTGGTACTGCCTCTCACTCGGGGGGCAGTACCAAGGAGGGCGCATGCCAAAAGGTCGACCCGGGGTCACGATCCTCGATCTCAAGTGCGAGAACTGCGGCGTCGATATCCAGCGGCGAAAGGGTGCTGAACGCAAGCACGTGTATTGCTCGCGTGAGTGCTATTGGAAGTCGGACTACCGGTCTCAACTCGCGGCGCAGCGGAACTATGCGAGCAACCCGAACGCCCGCCAGACGCGCCCGTGCGCCAACTGCGGGGTCGAGGTCACCCGCTACGTGAGCGCCGGTCAGAAGAACTTCTACTGCTCGCGCGGATGTCATAACGAGCACCGCCGGCGCGCGCAGATTCGCCACGATGGCTACGTCTTGGTCCTCGTTGGTCGCGGCGCTCCTGGAGCCACGAAGAGCGGACACATTTTCGAGCATCGCAAGGTGATGCAGGACATGCTCGGTCGGCCACTCCTGCCAGCCGAGAACGTCCACCACAAGAACGGCGTGAAAGACGACAACCGCCCCGAGAACCTCGAACTGTGGTCCCGGTCGCAACCCCGTGGTCAGAGGGTCGAGGACAAGATCCGATGGGCTCGGGAGTTCCTGGCCCTCTATGAAGGAGTTGTGGATGGCTGAGAAGCGAGAGAAGACCGAGAAGGCCGGGCCCGACACTCGGACGGTCACGTACCTGGCTCCTGGGGTCGCACCCGACCTCACGCCGGGCACGCCGTCGCTCGACCCCGAACTCGAGAAGATCCGCGATCGCGAGGCCGAGAAGCTGGCCGAGGTCAAGATCGACGTCTCCCCCAAGGAGGCGACGCTCGACCCCGAGCTTGCGAAGGCGCGCGACGCCGAGATCAAGCGGGACCGTGAGCGGGCGGGCGTGAACTCGCCGGCCACGGCCTCCGCAACCACAAGCGGGACGTCGGCCAAGAAGGCGGCTCCCGCGAAGAAGACCGCGCAGAAGTGACGGGAGGGCGGCCATGACCTACGCAGACGCAGCGGATGTCGCCGTAGAGCTTGGCCGCCCTGCCGCTTCGGCGGAGGAAACAGCGCAGTGGAACGCTTGGCTTGCGCGGGTGGAGCGCGCCATCGAGAGGCGGTTCACTCGAGCGGGCCTCGTCCTCGCTGACCAGGTGACCGCTGGCGATCCGACTGAAGCGGATGTCGCTGACGTCGAGGTGGCGGCGGTCATCCGCAAGATCACCAACCCACTCGGGCTGACATCGGTCACCCGCACCTTGGACGACGGCACGGTCACCACGCGTCGCGAGGGCGGCGATGATGTCGACGGGCTGGCACTGACCGAGGCCGAGTGGGAGGCGCTGCTGCCGGCCACGTCTTCGGCAGCGTTCTCCACGCGGCCAGGCTTCGAACCCGATACCCCGACGCAGGATCTCTCGTGGATCTGACCGCGGCCGGATTCGGCGCAACGCTGACCGGCGTCCTGCCGGAGTTGCGCGCGCAGGCCGAGTCCCTGATGACCGACTCCTGCACCGTCCGCCGGGCCACTGGCGAGACGGCACAGAACGAGGACACGGGCACTGTAGGACCGGTCTACACGGACCAGTTCTCCTCGAAGTGCAAGGTCCAGGCGCGCGCGCTGGCAGCCCTGACTGCGGAGGCTGGCGGGCGCACAGCGACGACGGTGCGCCTCGAGCTGCACCTCCCACTCTCGGCCGGCGCGGCAGAGGTCGGCGACGTCGCGGAGATCACCGCGGTCGGCGCCCTGTCCGACGTGCAGTTGCTCGGCCGGAAGTTCACGATCACGGCGCCTGTGGCGAAGTCGTTTGCGACCGCCCGGCGCTACGAAGTGACGGAAGTCGTCAGCTAGTCGCTGAGCTTGACGGTGAAGTCGAAGTCGAAGCGCGGCGGGTGGATCGGCTCGCCGAGTTTGGCAGACCAGATGAGCGGCATCGAGTCGAGGTCGAACGCCTCTGCGATGAGGCGGTCCGCCACGTCGTAGCAGATCAGGTAGCGCGGTTCGGCCATCCCTGGAGTTTACGCCCGCCCGGCGACAGAAGGAGGCTCCCATGAGGATCGACGCCTCCGACATGAGCGCCCTGTCCCGCGACCTTGGCAAGATCGGCGCCCGCTCCACGGCCGCGATGTTCGGCGTGTTCAAGGAGTCGGGCGAGGATCTGCGGAAGATGTGGCAGCGCAACGCCCGCGCCACCTCGGGCACCCACGGCAAGCGCTACCCGGACTCGATCACGATGGACATGCTCGTCGGCCGTGAGATCGGCGTCGAGGTCGGCCCGGATCCGCGGCTCCCTCAGGGTGGCATGTCGTTCGAGTACGGCTCGGTCAACCAGCCGCCTCACCTCGACGGACAGCGCGCCGCCGACGAGGAAATCCCGAAGATCGACAAGCGGATCACCACGGCCCTCGGCCTGCTGGGACTCTGATGCGCGAGCTCAGCGCGGCCGCCATCGCCCGAGTGCAGGTCGTTTGGACGCAAGGCCGCGTGTACGAGGTCGGCAGCGTTCCCGCCACCCCTGTGACGCCATACCTGATGCTCTCCGTCGGCTCGGGCAGCGGAGAGAACTACACCCTCGACGAGGAGTTGCCCGGCACGCGCTCCCACCGTCTCGCAGTGCAGGCCGTGGGCAAGACCGCCGATGAGGTCGAGTTCGCCGTCGAGAAGGCAGACGCCGCATTCCTCGGCACGCGCCTCGACGCCGACTGCACGCCGCTGCACCCGGAGGTCTCCTCCCCCATCTTCCGTGACCCCGACGCAGGCGGCTTGCTCACCTGCACCGTCACCTACACGACCAGCAAGGAGCAGTGATGTCCGAGTACCTGCGAGTCAAGGACAACGAGACCGGCCACGAGTTCACCATCCGCGCCGAGGAGTTCGACAAGGCGCTGCACACGCAGGTCGACAAGCCCGCGCTCGACGCGCACGGCGAGCCGGCCGACGTGAAGTACCGGACGTCCGCGACCAAGGCGGCGAAAGCGGCCAGCACGGCCGACACCACGAAGGGAAGCTGAGCAATGACCGCACCGATCAAGCCGCAGAAGGTCCAGGCGAACGGCAAGGACTCGTGGTGGTTCGTCACCGCGATCGCCGACATGACCGCCCCGACCGCCGCAGAGGTCAACGCCGGCACGGGACTGAACATCTCGTGCTACCTGCTCGCCGAGCAGGAGGGCGTGACCTCGAACGCTGAGAAGGTACGCCTCGCGCGCCTGCTCTGCGAGACCACCACGACCGAGGGCCTGGGCGAGCAGACGTTCTCTCTCGCTGACATCCAGGGCGTCTTCGACCCGCAGGCCGCCTCTGGCGCGGACGGCAAGAAGGCGTGGGAGAAGTTCAAGGACGGCGCCTCGGGCTACCTCGTGCGCCGGCAGGCCGTCGTCGCCACCACCGGGGACGCTGTCGCAGGCCAGTTCGTCGACGTGTTCAAGGTCGATGTCGGCCAGGCGGTCCCCGGCAAGACGGCGAACGACGCCTCGGGCATCTACTCGTTCACCGCACCTGTCGCGCTGCTCGATCAGAAGTTCAACCGCGCCGTCGCGGCCTGACCCTCGTCTGACCCGGCCGCCGCATCCAAGGCAGCGGCGGTCGGGTCGCTCAACCCCGTGCCTTGGATCCATGCCTTGGAGGAAACATGAGCAGCATCTTCGAGCCGCGCACTGCGACGGTCCACGTCTACGTCGGCGACTACCGCGATCGCCTCAACCAGCTCGAGCGGAAGGTACTCGCCGCCGCCGACAACTTCGACGGCCACTCGGCCACGCTGGATGAGACGCCGGAGCATCTCGAGCTCGCTGCCGAGTACGACGCGCTGGCGGCCGAGGCTGCTCAGCATCGGGTCGAGGTGACGCTGCGTGCGCTTGGTCGGCGCCAGTCGAAGGAACTCCGCGCCGAACACCCGCCGCGCACGGCCGGTACGACCAAGGGCCCGCTCGGTCAGGTGACGTCCACCGTGACCGACATGCAAGCCCGCGGCGACCTGGTCATGGGCGTGAACGAGGAGACGTTCAAGGACGCGCTGGTGCGCGCCAGCGTGATCTCCCCGGAGATGACCGAGGACGACTTCGACAACCTCTCTGAGGGTGACTTCACGGTCCTATACTCGACCGCGCTCGACCTGACGTACGGGGTGCCGGAGGACCCAAAAGCAGCCTCCCTCGTCTCGCGACTGACCCGGGCGAACTCCGAGACCTCGAGCTAGCCGAGCGGCTCGGGGTCTCTCTTCGCGTACTCCGAGGCTGGACGCCGAAGACGACCCACCGCGTCACCGAGTGGACCGACGATGGACGCCCGGCCGCGTGGGTCAGCGAGCCCGAGCCGGAGTTTGACGCCGAGGAGCGGGAGTCATGGGAGGCGCTCGCCGAGTGGCGCCGTTCGCTGTGTCCCGACTGCGGTCGGCCACGCGCGATCTGCTCCAACCCCGACGGCGTGTTCGGTGATGGTTTCTACCCACAGCGCCGGATCTGCTGGATCACCGCAGCCGAACAGGTCGCGCAGCGTCGATTCAGGGAGCTGCACGAGAAGACGAAGCCGGACGAGGCTGGCTATCTCCCGACTGACGGCGTGGCGATCTACGCCGACGTCGAGGACACCAACCCTGACGACCGTTTCCTCGATGACGAGGCGCTGCGCTCAGTCCTCGACGCTGCTCAGCAGGCCCCAGGCGACGAGAACTAGGCCCGTCAGCAGCGAGCCGGCGGCTGCCACGACTAGGACTAGCGCGATCGACCACTGGACGAGTTCCACGAGCCCGCTCGTGTGCACGCTCACCAAGGCCGCGTAGATCACCGCCGCCAGCACGGCGACGACGAGCAGCCCGAGACCCCGCTTCACCTTCGTACTCATCTCGTGACGGTACCCCGAGAGGCGGTGACTTCGTGACCGATCGCATCGTGAAGATTCGGTTCATCGGCGACGGCATCACCACCCTCTCGGGTCAGGTCACGGCGCTCGGCAAGTCGGTCGGCTCTGCTGCCGACAAGATGACCGGAGCGTCGAAGGAGGCAGGCAAGTTCCGCCGCGGTCTGGATCAGGTGGGCGGAACTGCTGGCAAGGTCGGCTTGGTCGCTGCCGCGGGCCTGGGCGCCATCGTGGTCGCGACCGCGAACTTCGAGCAGGCGATGTCGCGGGTCGAGGCGGCAACGCACGCCAGCGCCTCGACGATGGAGGACCTGCGCAAGGCCGCCATTGTCGCCGGACGCGACACCGTGTTCTCGGCGACCGAGGCTGCGGATGCCATCACTGCCATGTCGAAGGCTGGCGTCTCGGCTAAGGACATCCTCGGTGGCGGCCTGACTGGTGCGCTCTCCCTGGCCTCCGCTGGCGAGCTCGACGTGGCCTCAGCCGCCGACATCGCTGCGACCGCGATGAACCAGTTCGGCCTCAGCGGACGAGACATCCCGCACATTGCCGACGTGCTCGCCGCTGCTGCTGGCAAGGCCCAGGGCGAGGTCACCGACATGGCGAACTCGCTCAAGTACGTCGGCCCCGTCGCTCACCAGTTGGGCATCTCGATCGAGGAGACCGCAGGCACCATCGCCGAACTCGCCTCGCAGGGCGTCCTCGGCGAGCAGGCTGGCACGTCGCTGCGCGGCATGCTGACCGCGCTCACGTCGCCGTCGAAGGTGGCGGCTCAGACGATGAAGAACCTCGGCATCGAGCTGTACGACGCGACCGGGAACTTCGTCGGCCTCCGTGGCATCGCCGGCCAGCTCGGCGACACGATGGGCAAGCTGACGAACGCCGAACGCGACCAGGCGCTCGGCAGGATCTTCGGCAATGAGCAGATCACCGCGGCGCGGATCCTGTACGCCGGCGGCGCCGAGGCCGTCGACAAGTGGACCAAGGCCGTCAGTGACCAGGGCTACGCAGCCGACACCGCCGCGATCAAGCTCGACAACCTGAAGGGCGACGTCGAGCAGCTCAAGGGATCGCTGGAGACGGCGCTGATCGGGTCGGGCTCCGGCAGCCAGTCCGCGCTCCGCGGAATCGTGCAGGACGTGACCGGCGTCGTGAACGCCTTCAACAAGCTCCCGCCCGCGATCCAGAGTTCCATGACCGGCCTTCTTGCCATCACCGCTCTGACGGGCGGCGGCCTCTGGTTCGGGTCGAAGGTGATCGGTGGCGTCGCGAAGACGCGGGCGGCGCTGGGTGAACTCGGTGTGACGGCGACCCAGACCAAGACGGCACTGGCTGGGCTCGGCAAGGGCGTCGAGTTCGTCGTCATCCTCGAAGGTCTCAGCCTTGTAGACAAGGCGCTCCAAGGAATCCTGCACGAGAACCTCGACTCGTCGAAGCTCGCTGGCGACTTGCAGACGCTCGGAGAGACTGGTCAGGTCACGGGCACGCTGCTCGACACCTTTGGCGGCGATTTCGAGCACTTCGGGAAGTACGCGCGTGAGGCCACTAGCTCGATCCCGAAGGTCACGGACAAAATCTCCGGGCTCGCCAATGCGCTGTCGTTCGGCCTAGCTCCCGACTCGTCTCTCGACATCGCCACGCGCAACCTCGACGCGATCGACCGCGCGCTGACTGACATGGTGCGTTCTGGGAACGGCGACGAGGCGGCCCGCATTTTCGACACGCTCGCAGCCTCGGCTGACAAGCAGGGCGTCTCGACGAGCAAGCTCAACGACCTGCTGCCGACCTACTCAGCGCAGATGCTCCGAAGCAGTGGCGCCGCAGACCTCATGTCCGAGGCGATGACCGGCCTACTGGATCCGACGAGCGCGATTGGCAAGGCCGCGGCGCAGTCCGCGGAGGATCTCGAGGCGCAGGCGAAGGCGCTTGAGGAGAGTCGAAAGGCCGCGCGCGAGACCGCCGAACAGTTCTTCGGGCTGGGCCAGTCGGTCAACGACTCCAAGGTCAGCCTTCACGGCTGGATCGACGACCTGAACAAGCAGGCGACTGCGCTGCGCGACTTCACCAAGAACGTGAAGAAGGCGGCAAAGGAGGGCGTCGACGATGGCCTGATCGCCTCCCTTGAGCAGGCGGGCCCCGAGGGCGCGATGCGACTCCAGCAACTCGCGAACGCCTCCGACAAGGAGATCGATCGAGCAAACCGGGCGTGGCGGCGCGGTCAGCGGGCCATCAACGACTACGTCAACATGGTGGGTGGCGTGCCGCCGGCCGTGGCGACGGACCTTCATCTCGACGGCGCCTCGGAAGCGATCGCGGCGATCCGTCGCATCAAGGCCGAGATGGCTGGCATCCACGACAAGACGGTGAAACTGAACTACTTCGTCACTCAGACCAACGCCTACAACAAGAAGCACGGCGGCGGTCAGGACGGCGACCCGAGTACCCCCTGGGCGGATGGTGGTTACACCGGACCGGGCGGCAAGTACGAACCCGCAGGGGTGGTCCACAAGCGCGAGTATGTGTTCTCCTCGGAGGCCACAGATGGGAACGAGGCATACCTTGACAGCCTCCACCGCCGGCTGCGCGGGTACGCGACTGGCGGCCTGGTAGGCGGCTCGATGCCTGCGGGTGCCATGTCGAGCCAGATCCCAGCAGGGTTGGCGATCGACTACGACCGGCTGGCGTCTGCGGTCTCAGGCAATCGCCTGCTCGGTCATCGCGACACCCGCGACGCGCTTCTGTCGGCCATGAGGATCGCGTTGGGAGAGCTGCCTGTGCAGCGCGCGCCTCGAGACCCGCTGCTGACCTACGGAGCGACCTGGTGACCGCAGACCTCAAGGCTTCGGCGTACCTCGTCGACGGAACCGCTCTCGCCGCGACGGACGTGAAGCTCACCCACGATGGAGCGGGGCTCTGGTCCGGCTTGACTGAGAACGTCGGTGCCGCGACCTACGCCGGATCCGACGGTGGCCTCATCGTCGGTGGTTCCTACCCGCCGTTCGTTCATTCGACGCTGTACCAGATTCGAGGGACCAGCTTCGATGACGCCTGGGCGAAGGTCGTAGCCCTTCGCCGGCGCTGCAAGCCCGGACAGACGGTGACCCTGACGCGGCAGATGCCCGACCCGGACGGCACCGCAGCGAACACGAGCCACACGACAACAGCGCGACGGCAGAGCGACCGACCCGGCTGGGTCGGCAAGAACCTCGAGATCGACATCGACTGGCTCATCATCGACGGCGTCTGGCACGGCCCATCGACCGCCATCTCCTCGGCAGCCGGAACGCAGTCCATCCTTGGCGATACCCGCACCCGCCGCATGACGCTCACCCTGGCCGCCGGCGCTGCCCGAACGGTCACGAACACGACCAACGGCTACGCGTTCACCTTCGGCACCACCGTCCCCTCTGGCGGCATCCTCGTCGACGTCGAAGCGCGCACGGCGACCGCGATCACTGGCGGTGCGGACTACTCGGCGTACCTGTCGTGGACGAAGGGTCTGCCGATGCAACTGGAGGCCGGGTCGAACACTCTGACCGTCTCCGCGGGGTCGGCGTCCATCAGCTACCAGCCCGCCTATCTGTAGGAGCGCCCCGTGACCGCACCGATCACGATCATGACGAACTTCCCGAAGGCGGCGCTCACCGCGTTCCTCGCCACCGGCACTCTCAAGGCGATGTTCGTCGACGCCGCGTTCACCCCGGTCAAGGACACGCTCGACTTCGCCAACGACATCACCAACGAGGCAGCCGGTACGGCCTACACGGCCGGTGGGCTGGCGATCGCGAACCCGGTGATCAGCGTGAACACGACCACCGACATCGTGACTCTCGACGCCGACGACATCGTGGTTGCGGGCCTCTCCGTGCCGGCTCGGTGGGTCATCCCGTTCATCTACACCGGGTCGCTGGCGACGAGCCCGGTGCTGAACGTGTTCGACGCCTCGGGGGGTGTGGGCGGCAACGTGACGTTGACCGGGTTCGCTTGGGACGCCGGGGGCATCATCCAGTTCCAGGTCCCGTGAGGCACGCCGCCTGATGCCCGTCGTCACTGGAGCAGCCCCGACCCCGATCGTGGTCACCGGGCTCGACGGTGTCGTGGCCAACGTGGTGCAGGGCGACGCGCCCACGCCCATCCTGGTCACCGGATCCCCTGCCGTTCCGCGTACCCCGGCTCCGACGCCCCAGACGACGCCGGACAAGGTGCGAGCTCGGGTGCTGGACTCGGCCGGCACGTTCATCTGTCACCTCCCCCGTACGCAAGGGCTGCGGTTCCTCGACGAGCACAACACCGCTGGCGCAGGGTCGATCGACGTGCGTCGCTACGACGACATCGAGACCGCGCACCCTTCGGTGTGGAATCCGCTGAACCAGATTCTCGTGAGCGTCGGGGCGACCGACGTGTTCCGCCTCGTTCTCGACGCCGAGCCGGGCTATCGCATCGACGACACGGGCTCCCGCGTCGACTCTCGCGCGGGCGCTGGGGCGATGGGTGTCCTGAACTCCGGCATGTGCATCCCCGAGTACGGGTGGCGACCTGAAGGCACCGAGGAGCGGTCGTTCGACTACGGCTCCAATCCGAACATCGGCGGCTGGTACGTCTCGAGCGAGTGGAAGACGCCGGTCGGTCGCCGCGTCCGCAAGTCGTGGCGCTGGACCTACAAGAAGCGGCACCTCCCGAAGAAGTGGCGCGACCGCAAAGCGTACTGGCTCTGGTGGCGCGACCCCGACGCGAAGAACGTCGCCAACGAGACCTGCTACTTCATCTCTTCGTTCACCCTGGCTTCGGCCGGGCGGGTGCGGTTCGAGGTCGCCGGCGACGACACCCTCGAGTTCCAGGTCGACGGGGAAATCCGCGCCACCACCGGCCCCGGCGGGTGGAAGAAGGCCACCAAGGTTGTCCTCGACCTCTCAGCCGGGACGCACTACGTCGCCGCGAAGGTCACCAACACCGCCGGCAGCGCCGGCAACCAGAACCGCTCTGGGTTCATCTGCTCCATCGCCCGCATCAACGGCGACGGCGAGGTGACCAAGTGGCTGAACCGGACGCGGCCCACCTCGGCATGGAAGGTCCGCCGCCAGCTCTCCGCGGCGCCCGGCTGGTACGCCGCGCAGATCCTCCGCCAGCTCGTGCAGGAGCAGAAGGACCGCGGCTGCGCCGGGCACTCGCCGGTGACCTTCGGGTTCAGCACCACCGCCGACTCTGCGGGCGTCGGATGGGCCGGTCGGCAGGAGATGTCTATCCCCGTGGGGACGCAGGCGCTCGACTACGTCCAGCAACTTGTGGAGACCGGCATGGATGTCGCAATGACTCCCGGCCTCCAACTCAACGCCTGGCGATCCCGCGGCGCTGACCGGTCCGGGTGGGTGCGGCTCGACCAGGGCACCGCTCATGCGCTGGACGAGGCTGGGTCGCAGCCGCCGCCGATCCGAAACGTCGCCTACGCGCGCGCGAACAGCGGCTGGGTGGGTCGCTCGGACTCGGCCAGTATTTCCGCGAACGGGCGCCGGGAGACGATGGCATCCCTCGGTGGCTCCCGCTCTCCCGCCCAGACCGACGCGAGCTTGGCCGCAATGCTGCCCGATCTGGCGGACCCGCCGCAGACCATCGAGGTCAAGATTTCCGGTGCCACCGGCAAGTGGCAGCCCTATCGGGACTTCTTCGTCGCCGACTGGGTCGGCTACCGGGCCGCGGGCAAGACGACATGGGCGCGGTACCGCGTCATGTCGATCGCGATGGAGGTCAACGAGGCCGGTCATCCGGACTGGACGATCCAACTTTACGAGGGGTGAGCGATGCCTTTGCAGCCGTCCCGCCGTGATGTGATGGGGCCTCCGCCGCGTGATGTCAGTGACCTCGCCAGCCTCGTACGTCACCACGCCTCTTATCTGCGGCAGATTGACCCCGGAATGCTCGGCGGCCGGTTCGTTACTCCGCGGCCTGTCCCGAACCGTCCCTCGCAGATCGTCGGCGACGAGGGCGGCGACGGCGACTCCGAGACGGTCATTGGTGAGGACGGCGACCGGCACACGTGCTTTGGCGCCGGCCAACAGTTATTCCAGCTCTCCTACACGCCGATCGAGGAGACCGTGCACCTCTACTGGCACGCGTCCGACGACTCGGCTGGGGTGAAGTGGGAGCGCGGCGAGCACTGGGACATCGACGACGCCAACGGCATCACGATCTACGCGTTCACCCGCAACGGCGAGAGGTGGCCGAAGGCCGGACATGTGTTCTCCGCCCAGTATCTGCGCCTCGACGGGGACGACGACACGCAAGAGGTCTTCCTCGGATCGTTCGTGCTCGACGCGGCCATTCCTGGCGAGGTGGACACCGGGATCATCATGGAGGTCGGCGTCGACTACCGGATCGTCATGAGCGGCAACTTCAACATCGACGGCCCGTTCCCTGTGATCGCAGAGTTCCCGCCCGCTGCGCCCGTGCACAGTGGCGCCGACTCCCACCTTGAGCCGCAGGCCGACTCGGTCACCGTGTTCCGGCGAGCTCCGAGCGAATCGTCGACGTACGTCGGACCCTGGCACGCCGACAATCCGATCTGGTGGCGGATCACGCCGTCGGAGATGTGGCGGAAGTGGGCCGAGATCCGCGGCCCCGAGTTCACCTACTCGGGCGGGTACCCGGCCGGCGATCCGCTGGGCGTCAGCTCCGACGTGATTGAGGGGATCGGCGATGAGCTCCAGTTCAAGTTCGTCGATGCGCCTTCGGGTGACAACAACGGCGGGATCCTGATCGAGGTGTACCAGGTATGACCGGCCGATTCCTCGACCCGTCCAGCCTCGACGGCTCGTCCACCGACGGAGAGACCCTGGCATCTGTGGGCGGGATCCCCGAGTGGCTCACCGGCTCGGTGCCCGTGATCCTGCTCCCCGCCGGCTCTGATGCCTCCGACGTTCCGGCCGGCACGCCCGTGAACACCATCATCCTTGTGAAGGCGTGATCCCATGGCGACGCAGATGTACCTCGGCTTCGACGACACGATCCCAGAGAACGGCCTCTCCGCACTCGGCGGAACCTCTGGGGTGACCGGCCGCAGTGGTCGCGGCCTGGCATGCCGCCGGCAGACCACCGCGCTCGCCCACCTGGCCATCCTCCAGACCCCACTCTCGACCCTGTGGTGCGGCATGGGCTACTTCATCGGCGCCGTTCCCAACGCCCAGCGCAATATCTCGTTCGTCGCCCCCGACGGCACCACGATCCACTGCGGCATCGGACGCGACTCCTCCGACCACGTCACCATCTACGGGCCCGCGGGAACCGTCGTCGCCACGTCGGCCGGCACGTTCTCCAACGCGGTGTGGCGCTATCTGGAGGCGAATGTCGTCATCCACGACACCACCGGCCTGGTCGAGGTGCGGATCGGCGAGACCGTCGTGGTGTCCTACAGCGGTGACACCCGCAACGGAACCGCCACCACCGTCGGGTTCATCGACGCTGTCGGAGGAACCAGCAGCGCGGCCGTCGACTACGACGACCTCTACATCGACGACGCCGGATACCTCGGCGACATCACCGTCGAGGCGCTCTCCCCCACCGGCAACGGCTCCTCCTCCGACTGGGTCGGCTCGGACGGCAACAGCACTGACAACTACCTCTTGGTTGACGACCCGACGACGTCGAACATGACCGACTATGTTGGCGCTTCCGTCTCCGGCAAGCTCGACCTGTACACGATGGGCGACCTCCCGGCCGGGTACAGCGTGCTCGCCATCCAAGAGATCATCTACGCCCAGAAGTCCGACGCCGGTACAGCGCCGACCCTGCTGCCGGTCGCCAAGGGTCAGGCCGGGACCACGCGCACCGACACCGCGGTCCCCGCCCTGTCAACCACGCCCCTGGCCTATGTCAGTCAGATGCGCACGACCGACCCGGACGGCAATGCGCTCACCGCGGCTCGGGTCAATGCGATGGAGGTCGGGGTGAAGATCTCGTGACCGCGGCAGACTCAGAGTGGAACAGGGGTACGGTGCTGGTGATCCTGCTCCCGGCTGGATCCACTGCTGCCGACGTCCCCGCCGGAACTCCGGTCGGGACCCGCGTGCTCGTGAAGGTGTAGCCCGTGACTGACGCCCGCGCCGGACGGGTAACCGAGAAGGTTCTCGGCGAACCGGCGCCGGAGAACCGGGTCGGGCGGGTCACCGAGAAGGTGCTGGGCGAACCAGCCCCGAACGCCCAGGTCGGCCGCGTCACCATCAAGGTTCTCCTCAGCCAGAAGTCTGAGGTCCAGGTAGGTCGCGTCGCCGAGAAGGTCCTAGGTGAGCCCACCCCGGACGTCCGCGCCGGCCGGGTGACGCTGAAAGTTCTGCTGGCCCCGGAGGTTGTCGCAACCGGGCCTGCCGTCAGTTGGTGGGACGGCACCGCATTGCAGACGGCAACCATCGAAGGATGGTGGGACGGCGCCGCGATTCAGCCGATCGACGACACGGCCACTGGCTGGTGGGACGGGACTGCGATCCAGCCCTTGTCCTGACGCCTGCCGAGCCGCGCCATCGGTCGCTCGATGCACCGCCACGACACCTCGGCTGTGAGCAGGCTGATCGTGAGCACGCAGCCCGAGCGGACGTACCACGGCACGCCGGGCCACATTGGGATCGCGTACAGCATCGGGTAGTGCCACAGGTAGATCCCGTAGGACCGCCGTCCGAACCAGCGCAGCACCGGACCAGACAGCCAGCGCACACCGTCGCCCTGCGCCACCGCCCACAGCACCACCACGGTCGACGCCGGAACCATCAGTGCCCACAGCGGGTCCGGGAGCGCCGCCTTGAGCATTGCCTGCGGAGCGAGCGTGCACAACGCCAGAGCAGCCACCCACGGCCTCGAGCGACCCTCACGACGGCCGGACAGCCACACGGCGAGCAGGCACCCGGCCAGCAGGTTCGACGCCCGCTCCAGCGACCCCCACGTCAGCGACCCACCCGGCATGACGAGCGCGACGACCGAGACGGCCATCCCCGCCAGCGCAACCCAGGTGACGCCACGGCGACCCCACCGTGCGCCGAACAGCAGCGCAGCAGGCCACACGAGGTAGAACTGCTCCTCGATCGACAGCGACCACGTGTTCGACAGCCCGTTGAGGCCGCTGACGTGCGCGAGCTGCCACCAGTTCGAGGCGTAGAACAGGACCGCGGCCACCATGCCCTTGCTGACGCCGAGTGACGTGCCCGTCGCCTGGACGGCAAGCACGAAGACGACGACGGCGAGCAAGGCGGGCATGAGCCGGAACGCGCGGCGACGGTAGAACGCGGCCAGTCGGATGCGGCCGGTGCGGTCGTGCTCCTCGAGCAGGAGTGCCGTGATGAGGAACCCGGACAGTGTGAAGAACACGGTCACGCCGGTGACCCCAACGCCTGAGATCGGGTTCGTAGCCGGGTTGTCGAAGTGGGCGCACAGTACGAGCACGATCGCGACGCCGCGCAGCCCATCCAGTGCCGGCCGGTGCCCGAGTCGCCAGGTCTCCCCCGAGATCATGCCGTCAAGAGTGCCACGACATGCCGTCTGATACGTCCGAAATGCCTAGACCGGTACGAACGAAGCGACCGGCCCCCGCACCGGGGGCCGGCCTACCCGCGACGGCTCGACCTCACCGAGCACCGCGGGATTCTCGGAAACCTACTCGGCCCTTGCCTCCACGCACCAGAGGCCGTGACAGGAGGGCCTGATACATGGATTCGATCCCCGCTGGACTTGCCAACGGAGTCGGCGTCGTCGCCGTCGTGCTGCTGTTCGGCTACGGGTTGTGGCGCGCTCTCGCCAACGGCGTCCTGGCCACCCGGCGAGAAGTGGACCTGATGCGCGCCTCCTACGAACGCCAACTCGAGGACGCCCACCACGACCGCGACGAGTGGCGGGCCGCGCACCGGATCTCGGAGACCGCCAGGCAGGTCGCCGCGGATCAGGTCGACGAACTGCTCGAGCACGCTCGTACGACCGACCAGTTCATTCGTTCCCTGGGGCGCCCGAGCCAGGAGGCGCATTGATGAAGTGGCCGTGGAAGCTCAAGCCGATCGAACGCGCAGACCATGAGCCCGAGGAGATGACCGGGGCTCAGGCGCACATCGAGGCGATGGCGGGGCTCGAGGACACGCGCGCCCGGACGCCGGAGGTGCATCGCGTCTCCCGGTCGCTGCGCGAACTTCGCGAGCGCAACGGGTTCTTCGAGCTGATCGAGGGCGCGATCCAGGGAGGGCGGCAGTGAGTTGGGACACGCTCTTTCTGGTGATGCTGTTCGTCGCGGCACCCCCGGTGAACCTGTACCCGCTGGCGTTCGGCCTGACGACGAAGTGGCGTTCGACGCGGATGGGCCGGCCGATGCTCGAGGCCACGATCGGCTTGGCGCTGCTGGTCGATGTCGGCTTGTCTTTCCGGCTGTTCGGCCAGTACCCCGGCCTGAACGTCCTGCGGATGTTCGCCTTCTTGGTCGTCATCGTCGCGGCGTACGACAAGTCGATCGCGCTCGGCCGGCAGAAGGTCGACGAGTGGCGCAAGCTGCGCAGCCTCCGCGACCTGCGCGAGTCCTGACCCTCTCTCGGTCCTGCGAACACTCTGGAGGCTCGATGGTGCTCACGCGCGCCCGCCGCCGCATCGGCCGCATCTTCCATGTCGAATGGCCGCGTTGGAAGCACGAGGAGAACAGCGTCCGCGGCGCGCGCTACGCCTCCCGTCACGGCTACGACGCCATCGACCTCGACCTCCAGACGACCGCGGACGGGTTCATCGTCGTCACGCACTGGGCGCGGCCGATCCGTCGGGACCGGTTCCGGGATCCCCGTCACAAGATCGGCCCCAACCGGCCGGTCTCCAAGCTCGACTGGTGGCAGGTCCGGCGGCTGCACACCCCGGACGGCTACCGGATCCGGACAGTCGAGCACATGCTCCGCATCTGTGCGCGGCTGGGGCTCGTGGCGCTGCTCGAGCCGAAGGGGGATCCGCGGTTCAAGCGGGTTGAGACGTGGCGGCACATCGCACAGGTTGCCGATGACGTGGGCTGCACGGTCAGCGTGCGGGCGCTTCCTGAGAATGCCGGCGCACTACCGGCCGCGCGGCAAGCGGGCTTCGAGGCGTGGGAGATCTGATGACCGACTTCACCGTCCACCGCTACGGCTCCGACACCTACGGCCGCCCGGTCTACATGACGGTTTACCTCCACGAGTGGTTCGAGGACTACGTCGACGACCTCGGCTGGCGTCCCCGGATCGCTCAGGGCGCGTTCATGGTGCGCGTGGTCGGCGGCGGAGCGGAGCAGAGCTCGGGCGCCCACGATGCCGGCGGCTGCCTCGACCTCATCACCGACGGCTGCACGGTCTCCGAGATCGACCACATGGTCAACACAGCCCGCCGTCGCGGCGCTGGCGCGTACCGCCGTGACCGAACCGTCCGGCACGGCTCCATGCCGCCCCACATGCACCTGACGCTCGGCACCGACCGGCCGCTGTCGCCGATGGCACAGACGCTGTGGAACTCCTACCTGGCTGGCGGCGACGGACTCGCTGAGGCGCCCGGCCGACCCGCGAACGCACCCGACTACGAGTGGCGACCGAACCCGCTCGTCACGACACCACCGGAGGACTGGTTCGACATGGCAACGAAGGCAGACCTGAAGGCAGCGATCCGCGAGGTACTCACCGAAGACGGCCTCGTGCAGTCGCCCCCCAACGACTCGGAGTTCGGCGGCGGCGACACGAGTGTCGTCGCGGCGCTCAAGCGCATCTGGCGGAAGGTGGGAGCCTGACATGTGGGACCGCATCAAGAAGGAGCCCGCCCTGGTCGCGGGCGTCGTGCAAGCCGTGCTCGGGCTGCTGCTGGCGTTCGGCGTCGAGCTGACCACCGAGCAGACTGGCGCGATCCTAGCGATCACTGCGGCCGTGCTGGCGCTGTTCGTGCGCTCGCAGGTTACGCCGACCGCAAGTGATGACCGCGGCGAGGATGGCGTCAGCGACGTCGTCTTCGCGCTCGGCATCCTCGGGCTGATCGTGACGCTCGTCCTCATCTTCGGACACTAGCCATGCGCCGGGGGCTGCTCATCTGGCTCTCGGGAATCGGCGCTGTGGCTGCAACGTACGCCGAGCTTGACCGGCGGTACGACGGGTGGACGTTCTGCACCCATCTCAGACCGTGGGCCCGTGAGCATCCGCTGCTCTTCACCGCGGGCTGCGCTGCTGTGTCCGGCGCGTTCTACCTGCACATCTTCAACGGCGTCGAGGGCTCGCTCTCGACCTAGACCCCGGTTCGACCCTCGGGGATCGCCGCCGTCTCACCTTCGGGTGGGGCGGCGGCTTTTCGTCATGTGCGGGCGTGCCACTCTCGGTGCAGGTCAAGCGGGTGGGTCTGGCCTTCCTGAAAGGGCGTGAGCGCGACAGCGGCGCCGCACGTCAGGCATGTCACGAAGTCTGTGCTGAACATCCCGCCCGTGACGATCGGCTCAGAAAATCCAGCGGCGAGGAGCGCCGCAGCTTGGTTGGCGCGCGCCGCCTCTCGCTCCTCCCGCTCTCGCCGCGAGCAGGCGTCGCAGTTGTAGAACTGGCGCTTCGGTTCACCGCACTTCTTGCAGGCGACAATCTGGTCGCTCATCGCCACTCCCTGGCGGCGCCGTCCTCGCGACGATAGGGAGGGCGCTCCACGATGCGGCGCAGAGCCGCACACTCGGCCAGCACGCGGGCGGGGTCGTGGTGGGCGATGTGAGGGGCTGCTCGCCAACTGTGCGCC